CAGCTTTTATTTTAATGCCTCTATTGTAATCATCTCTAAATTTACAAAAGTCAACATAGCCGTGTAGTCTTTGCTTGTTGAGCATATACTTCAAAGTCTCTTCGTTCTTTTTTAGCTGTTCCTGTGCTTGGAAAGCTTCCATGATGTTACCAGTGCCGGCTTTAACTTGTTTCTTTATAGCTTTTTCAGCACCGAAATATTTTGTTATTGCTGCGCCTGCATTGGCAATATCTTTGCCATTTGATATTGTGGTCTTGATGACTTTGAAGGCAGCGTTTGCTACCATTAATTCTGCTAACATATCCATAATCTCCTTGCATAGTTTTGGTGTAGCTCGTACGGTTTTCCAGATGGTTGCACTATCAAATAGTCTTGCTCTTGGTATTCTACTTGAGGTTCAATTACGTAGCCTTGACCATGTGGTGCTTGAGTCGGGGCTATATGGATTGGGTAAAGTTCTGCCGGACTAGACCACACTAGAGCATGCGGTAAAGGTAGTCTTCCATTGTACTATTGTGCATAATATTATTTATCGCTCTATCCTAGAATACGGTTGACATAAGCCAGATCTAATGCTATAATAGTACTATGAGACGTTATAGATTATTTCAACAATGGTACAAGCAACTAAGGCAGAATCCAAACTATGCATGGTACAACTGTATAGCATGGGCAATTTACAATTCAGGCACACACGAACTAGACGGAAGTTATAGAAAATGGTAATACAACGTATAGGCTTCGCATGCAAATACATGCATCCAGATCAAACACAGAAGAAGAAAGTGCTTGAAGAAATTCAACGACCACTAAATACAAAGTCGACTACAGTACAGTGGTTGAATAGGCAAACAAGGGAAGTTGCAGAACAACGTCTGTGGGATATTATGGTCCACAACATACAAAGTTACTACAACTTAATTGAATACGTAGGAGGATTACCAAATGAATTACGAATGGTTCGTCTTGGCAGTGATGTGCTTCCTGTATATACTCAGCGCGACTGGGCTTATTACTGGCAGCTACCTGATGTACGCAACTACTGCGAGACGAAACTTGCAAGGGTCGGCGCACTTGCTCGTTCCTTGGATGTTCGGCTTAGTATGCATCCTGGCCAGTTTACTGTGCTTGCTAGCGACAACCCAGATATTGTTGAACGTAGTATAGAGGAGTTTGAATACCATGTTGATGTCATACGCTGGATGGGCTACGGACGCACATTCCAAGACTTTAAATGCAACGTACATATCTCAGGCCGCAAAGGTCCAGCCGGCATTAAGGCCGCACTCAAGAAACTCACGCCAGAAGCAAGAAACGTTATCACAATCGAAAACGACGAGAACAAGTGGGGCATCGAACACAGCCTCGAGCTTGCAGACGACCTCGCACTCGTACTTGACGTACACCATCACTGGTGCCGCGAAGGTGAATACATACAGCCCACCGACGATAGATATAAGCGCATAGTTGATAGCTGGCGTGGTGTGCGGCCTGCAATACATTATTCTTACAGTCGTGCAGAATGGGTTAGCGACATTGCTACAACAGTACAACCAAACTTTAATGCACTACTTGAACAAGGCTACAAGAAAAGCAAGCTGCGAGCTCATAGTGATTGGTATCCTAATCAAGCAAGCAATGATTATGCATTAAGCTTCTTACCCTACACAGATATTATGTGTGAGAGTAAATGCAAGAATCTAGCAAGCATTGACTTGTATAAATATTATAAAGGAAAAGAAGATGAAGAACTATCTAGCAAAAATGTACAGCAGTCGCAACATACCAGTAGAGAACTCGTCTTCGGGTAAGAATCCAAATAGAGTAGCTGGCGGCATTAGGGGACAAGGTACTAACACTATTGCAATGTTAGGAGAAGATGGTGTTGAAAGGATTTTGCCTACACAAAAGTATGTGCAAGCATTGGAAGAGCAAATTCGTCAGCAGCAAGTTGCGATTACAACAATCAACCGTAAGCTAACTAGGTTGTCAACAGCCCATGATCATTTAGCTGCTAGAGCTACTTCTTCGACTTAGTGCCGTGTTGCTTTTTAAAATCAGCAATCATATTAACTTTAGTCATTCGGCGATCTAATTCAATTCCGTGATTTCTAGCTAACTCTTCAATTTGATTTTTTGTTAGTCCTTTAAGTACCTTTGCAGTTGGAAACTTAATAGGTGTAGTTGGAGCTTTAACAACTCCTGCTTTAATTACAGGTTCGGTGTAAATAGGGTCTACTTTATCTGCATCTATATGTGTACTAATAGGTCCATAGCTAAAAAGATTCTTTAAAAATTTAAACATATTGCTTTCTCCATAATGGGTTAATGATGTCTATCTTATTTATAAGTATGTATATAATCAGTTTAATATCTTGGCTTAAATACATAACAACAGGAGAACTACTATGAACCCACTTAATTGGATTAAATCTCGCATTGACGAACGTACATCATGGGATGGCGGAATGTTAATAGCAGTAGGTGTAATTGTACTAATTGCAGGACCATTTGCTAAACTGGCAGCTTATGCCGCAATTGGTTACGGCATTTGGACAATTTGGAAGAAAGAAGACTAAAGCTTACCGATAGGCGTAGAGCTACTAGCACTCATGTTCCAAACCTGCTTGCGTTCTACGCCTTTCTTTTGAGCAAATACCTTACTATCACAGTTACTACATACGTGAAAGTAGTTATTGCTTAGACGCTTAGGATCCATACTACCTCTAGCACGTTCAAACTCTGCGTCACAATTATCACACCGTAAACACACAAAGGTACGTCGGCGAGTATAGGCATGTTCCTTGCCCGTTTTGCTTTTACGAACATGCCTGGTTTGAATAGAAAACTCTTTTAAGAACATAACTATATTTAACATAAAGATTATAAAACAGTTCGATAAATACATATGAATAAAGGAAGCATCAATGACAATCTGCACACTAACTGACAAAGCTAAACAACAGATTAACGATATCTGCGAAGAAAACAATGCCTACGCTATTAGTTTAAACCTAGACGGTGGCGGTTGTGCTGGATTTTCATATGCATGGGATACTATTGCATCAAAAGAAGATGTTGCGACTATGGATATTACAATTAGTTCAGGTAGTGGTAATTTTGTTATTGGCGCACATAGCATTATGTTTTTAGCGGGAACTGAAGTAGACTATGTAAAGTCTATTGTAGGATCAAACTTTGAAATTAACAATCCAAACACAAGTTCCTCTTGTGGTTGCGGAGTTAGCATTAACTTTGATATGGATAAATTAGACAACTCGCTGGCTACAGCAGTATAACGGAGCATTTAGAGAATGGCAAAGCAAAATATTGATATTGGTGTAGAAGGCAATGATGGCACCGGCGATAGTATTAGAGAATCGTTTCGTAAAGTAAACGAAAACTTCTTAGAACTATATGCTGTGTTTGGCATCGGTGGCCAAATATCTTTTACAGATTTAAGTGATACTCCAAGTACATATCAAGGTAATGAAAATAAAATTCCAGCTGTTAAAAGTGACGGTAGTGGTATTAACTTATTAAGTCTAGCATCTAACAATGCAGTAGACGGCACTATTGATACAATTGGATTTGATTATTCAGTAGACGGTAAACTAGTTATTAAACAGCTAGTATCAAAAGTATCAAATGACCCGGTTCCAACACTAGGTGGACCGTTAGACGCTGCAACACAGCCAATTGCTAACATTGCTGTTTCACAAGCGGCTATCGATACATTTAACTCTGTACACAGTACTTCATATACAATATCAGATCTTGTTATTAACAAAGCATATGCTGACAGTAATTATCAGCAAAAAGACGTAGCTGGCGGCGGATTAAGACTAGGTGACGAACCTGCAACAATATCACAATATACACTAACTGTAGGATCTTTAAGCTTAGGTAATTTAACTATTACAGCACACGGTCTAGCAGGTTCTTATACAGGTGCCGCATTTGTATGGAATTCAACAGGCACAGATCCAAGTAACGTAGTTACTGGAACAACGTACTATCTTAGAATTTTAGATATAAACACTATTAGCTTGCACCCAACTTCGGTTGCCGCAGTTAATAATTCGGGCAGACTATTACTCACAGGCGGTTCTGGTACATTTAGTATTACAGATGCGGCATATGATAGTACGCTAACAGGTAACTGGTTAGACAACGTAGCAGTTCCTAGAAAGTCAATGGTACGCCGACAAGGCGACACAATGACTGGTGCTTTGCAACTATTTGATCACCCAGGTGATTTGGCAGGTAAAGGTCTTCCAAATGGTGTAGATGATTTACAAGCAGTATCTAAATTATATGTTGACAGTGTAGCAAGAACTAGTGACGTAAACATTTATGTAAGCACCACTGGCGATGACAGACAAACATATACACCATATGGTAAAGAAGGCCGTGCAACAGGATATGCATACAAAACAGTTAATGCGGCTGCACGAAAAGCTGAAGAACTAATTATTTCATCAACACCTGAACCAGGTCCCTATATGCAGGGACTGACATTTAACACAGGTGCTAGTCAATCAACAGTAAAAACAGCAGGTATTACTTCTCCAATTAGCGGTAGAACAAATGCTAGAACGCTGATACAAAACAACAGAGAATTTATTCAGAAAGAAGTTACATCATATCTTAACGCAACATATCCAAATTATGTTGGAATGTATAATGAAGAAACATGCGAAAGAGATGTTGGATTAATTCTTGATTCTGTAGTGTTAGACGCATTGCTAGGTAATAACGCAAACTATCTATCACGTTACGCTGGCCTTAGATATTACTCAAATGTAAGTGCTCAGAAAGCAATTGGTGTTCAAAGAGCTGAAACAATAGCAGGTATTACGTATGCTAAAACTATTGTTAAAAACTACATCTTAACAAACACAGCAGTACCTACAGCATATCAATCACAAGTACCGCAGTTTATTAATGCAGCTATTACACCAGATGCACTTGCCGATGATGCAATTGATGCAAAGTTTGCAATTGTATTATCTGTTATTGCAGATGGAGCATTAAATGCTCCTGCTATTGTTGACGGTACTACTAACTATAAAATTAATGCAAACAATGGTAACTATGGTTACTTAGACCAAGCTAACCCAACTAACACAGATATTATTCCTGGTAAAATTATCAGAGGTAAAGAATCAGGTGCTACTGGACTAATGGTAGACTACAAACATGAATCAGGATCAAGGGCTGTAAGTGTTGCAACTACTGACGAAATTGAATTACAACTTCTTAAGCCAATTGAATTTATACCTGGTGAAGAATTAGAATATGGTAACGTACAAAATCAGACTCAATGTGTTATTGTAGTTGAATCTGGAATTTACGATGAAGACTTTCCGATCAAAGTACCAACTAACGTATCTATAAGAGGTGATGAGCAACGTAGAGTTATTATACGTCCTAAGAACCGTGTATCACAATCACGTTATGCAGACACATACTTTTATAGAGATGCAGAGTTCGATGGCTTAGTAGTTGGTGTTAGTGAAATTAACACACTAAAGTTTAGTTCACAAATTAATGCATCAAGAACAGCAGGAACATATACTATCACTGGCGATAGTAATATGGTAACTAGCAGATATGGATCCGGTGCAACAATATCTGTAACAATTGATGCAAACGGCTCAATTTCTGTAGCTACTGCTACTGTAAAAGGTAAAAACTTCCAAAAGACAGAAACTATTACTATTGCTGACACATTGTTAGGCAGCGGCGGTGCACCTTCTATTGTACTTGAAGTTGACACTATCCTAAACGGTGATGTTTATAAAAACCCACTTACTGGAACGTTTGACGGATACTTTGGTTATCATTACTTAGAAAAGCCAGGAAGCTTAAAGAATATTGGTGCTGGTTATACTAACATTGGTAAATGGGAAACTTCTGCACTTACATTCATTGACAACAAAGAATTCATTCAGGAACAGGTTGTTAACTATGTTGAAACAACTTATACAGGATTACCAGCAGGCGCAATTTATGCAAGAGCAAAATGGTTTGGCTGGGTAGGCGATGTAGTTGATGCTATAGTTAAAGACCTTAGACGCAACGGCAACGAAAACGTATTAGAAGTACAGGGCGACCTTTATTGGGAAGGCAAAACGGAAGCTTCATTACCAGCACAATATCATGATGAATGGGTAGCTGGTATATCACATGTTTACACTATGGCAAATAAATTGCTACAAGGACTTGTTCCAGTAACACTATATAATCAATCAGGTGGTGATGCTAGTGATAGAGTATACGCACAGGATTTAACTAACGGCGACTCGGCTCCGGCAACATGGACAGCTGGTAACTTATACAGGTTGCAAAATGTTGTAAAATTTACAACAGCAGGCACTGTAAGATATTATACACCAAAAGTAGAGCATACATCTGGTGCAGCGTTTAATGCTGGTGAAGTTTCAGCTTACTGGACAGAAGTTGATACTATTGACACTACTGTACAAAACTTTATAAACTCAATAAACTTTGCATTCAATGCATCTTATAACCCACCGTTGAGAAACAAAGAACAAGATGTGTTCCTTCTTAACGATGCTACAATTTTGCGTAACATGTCTGTACAAGGACATGGTGGATTTATGGGTGTACTTGATCCAGACGGACAAGTACTTACTAAGTCTCCTTATATTCAAAACGGTGCTAGTTTTTCACAGTCATTAAATAAGCAAGCGTTTAGAGGTGGACTATACACTGACGCATTTGTTGGTAACTCAGCAATTCAAGTTACTGGCAGGGTTGATAACGATCCGTTTAGACTTACAATTAAAAGTTTAGGTAGCCAAGCAGAACCGCAAGGGTTATTTGTAAGACGTCCGCAGACACCTTGTGCATTTTATATTGATGGCAGACGTTTCCAGGTTAACGCACTAACAAATTATGATAAGTCGTTAGGTACAGCACAGATTGTTCTAGACAGAAGTTCTAACAGTACTGTAGGTTTTACTGGTGTTACTAGTGATCTAATTACAGGTTATAACTTAACGCAAGTTGGCACATTCCAATATAATGTTGCTAAATGTGAAAGAGATACCGGCTATATTTTAGATGCAGTAGCATTTGATGTTGCATTAGGTACAAACTATAATGCTGTAACAAATGGTTTAGCGTATCAACGTAATGTTGTTAGTACTTACTTACAGTCAAATCAAAAAGCACAAACAATAGCAGCTATTGGAGTTACGAAAACAACTACAGCGGCACTAAGTTTATTAGCGTCTGAAGCAACAGCATTATCAAGATCAAATGCGGCATTTGCTGAAATTATTGATATTATTGATAATGGCGTATTAGGTACTGAAACTGCTGCTAACGCTCTTGTATTTACAACTCCAGGCTCATTGCCATATACAAAGGCTGTTGAAGCACGTACAAAGCTACAAGAAAACAAAGTATTCTTAGGTGCAGAGGCAGTAGCATATATTAACTTAAACAGCCCGTCAGCGGGATACGATCAAGTTAAATGTGCTAGAGATGTAAGATTTTTAATTGATGCAATATCATATGATATCAACTACGGTGGTAACACTGCATCAAGGACAGCAGCACGTTCATACATTGATGATGGTGTTCCAGTGCTAGCTGCTGGAGAAATTACTCCTACAGTAAATGCAATGAATCATATTAAAGGCTTGCTGTCAAATATTGTTAATGGTGTTAGCTTTACAAAGACATCAGGTAACGCATCTAATCAAATAACAGCAGGTGTTACAGCTGATGCAGCAGCGGCTGCACAGTTAGTTATATTGCTTGACATTCCAATTAATGTTATTAGTGCGTCAAACATGAACAGTGTTCCAGTTATAGTTAAGCCAGACGTTACTTGGGCAACAACTGCAATACAAAATGCAAAAGCACAGATAGAAACCAACAAAGCACTTATTACTAGAAAGACTGTACAAAGTGTTGCATCACCAATTGACATTACTCTACAAACTGCTGGTAACAGAAGCATGTTGGGTAATGACTTTACACAGATTAATGACTTAGGTTATGGACTAATTGCAGTTAACGGCGCATTATCAGAAATGGTTAGTATGTTTACATATTACTGCCATGCTAGTTACTATTCAAAGAACGGTTCACAGATTAGATCATTAACTGGATCTAGTTGTTATGGTGAGTTTGGTCTAGTAGCTGAAGGTAGTGATCCAAACGAAATTCCAGATGCTATATCACTAGCAGAAGATATGGTAATGCCAGGTAAGGTATTTGAATCAGCAGTTATTTTGCAAACTACAGGACCTGTAGTTGCAGTAGCAGGCGAGACATATACTCAAGCAAGTTCCGGAGCAGTAGGCACAGTAGTAATATCAACAGGCGTAAACGGTAATCATACTATATACTTAAAAACATATAGCGGATCGTTTGATACAACAAACACTATTA